TGCCGCACCAACGGAGTCTACTTTAGCTCGGCCGTAGAGATATTATTTGCTAATTGTAACTTTGGCACGCTGTTTACTAATGTAATAGACATTTTAACTATAACTACAACTTACAACACAGTAGTATTTAAGGATTGCACTTTTGCCTCAGCTACTCTTATTAGTGGCTACTTATTGCAACTTGATGGTTCAGACATTGCATTCCAAGACTTTGGCACTAACTCATCGTCACACCGCTGGTATTCTAACAAAGGCTCGTTTTGGTCTAGTGGCTCAGGGCTAACCGATACCACAGTAAGAACTGCTGGCTCACTAGCTGTTGCAATTAAGCCTGAGAACGCCACTACTGGCTCTACAATGACATTTAAGATACCAGCGAACCCTACATCACAAGTGCAGGTCTATGGCTATCTGTATCGCAACGCTACATTCAGCTCAGGAGTTCTAAAGGTAGACTTATTTTTACCAGATACTCTACTTACTTCACCACCTGATGACACTGTTACAATGGCTACTACTACATTAGCTTGGCTACCCTGGACACTAACTGCTAATTACACCTCTAGCGACAGTAGATACGCAACAGTAGTAATTACCGCAGTTACAGGCACTGCTGGAGCTTACGCATTCCTAGATGACATTTATGACGCTGGACTTACTAACAAGGTGGCAGGCCTAGACTTATGGGACAACGGACATATTAGCCCAATTATCGTAGCGGCCGATTACTCATCTATACCTGACCAATCTCGCATAGCAGTCTGGAGTGACGCTGATACTTACACCATAGGCCAAAAAGGGCTAGTATTACAAGACGCAGCCGATGACGCAGAGCTTGCCGCGCAATAAGTGATATACTAATAATATGAGAGGGTTAAATTTATGAGCAAAATAGAAATTATAAGAGGCGACGATGTAGCAATAAATGCGACATTCAAAGACGACTCCGGGGTGGCAATAAACATTACTGGCTATACTGTTTTCTTTACTGTTAAAGATAATTACACTAGCACTGATGATACCGCAGCTTTAATATCTAAAACTGTTACAAGCCATACATTTCCATTACTTGGGCAAACATCTATTACTATAAGCAATACTGAAACAAACTTGCCAGAAACTGATTATTATTACGATTTTCAGCTTAAAGATACTAGCAACAAAATAGCTAGTACACAGCGTGGCATTTTTTCAATTACTTGGGACGTTACAAGAAGGACAGCATAATGGCTGATATTGACTTAGCAATATCTCAACCCATAATAAATGTAGATATTACAGTACCGACTAATTCTGTAGATTTAACTATTACTGGCGTATCACCTAAGTGGGGTTCTATTAACGGGACATTATCTACCCAAACTGATTTGCAAACAGCATTAGACGCTAAGCTCAGCCTGACTGGTGGCACTATGACTGGTTCATTGACAGTTAATAATCAGATATTTACTACTTATAGCGGAACATTATCAACAGGTACAGACTCAACCTATGCTGTAAGAATTGGACAGGATACTGGGCGTATTGCTCTTGGAGCTAATGCTTCAGGTAATTTTATACAAAGCTTTGGAACACGACCGCTAGTTTTTAACAGCGTGGGTAATAACTCATTTTTCTTTAATAAAGTAGGTATAGCGGCACAGGGAACTACATTAGTTGCACCTACTCATTCTTTAACATTGCTGTCTACTGCAGATGGCATTGCACAATATAACACTAGCGATACAGTAACTAATTATGAGCGCTTTAGAACATTTTTTTCTAGCAATATATTTAACATTACTGGTGAGTCTGGCGGCACAGGAACTACAAGGCAATTGAGAATTACAGCCAAAGGCAATCAGTTTGATATGAGTGATACTGCTGCTGGGTTTACATTTACTAGAAATGGTACTTCACTTAATATTGTGACAATTCAATCAACCTCAATGAGTGCAAGTTCTGGCACACAAGTGATGTTAAACTTAACGCCAACTATTGCTCAATCTGGTACTGCTGGATATTACGGCATTTATATGAACTTAACAGAGTCTTCAACTGGCTCAGGTACGAAACGATTAGTAGACTTAACAGTAGGCGGTACATCTAAATTTATTGTTACTAACGCTGGTGCTGTTACTGCTGCTAGCACATCAACTTTAGCTGGTATTACTAACACTGGCACAATTACAAGTACAGGTACACTAACTAATACAGGTACATCTACATTAAACGGAGATATAAACGCTGGTACTGCAAGAGCAACAACTACATCAGCCGCTACTACTGCACCAAATACATTAGATGTTATTAACCAGAATGTTAGAGGATTTAGTAACTCATTAGCTGCGCTTGCTGGACAACCTGATTATTTTTACAATGCAGACCGCAACCCTACATATACGGCCACATCAAACTATGGCACAGTTGGCAATTTATTTAATGGCGATTTAACTTCTAATTTAGCTGCACCTGTCGCAAGCCTACCAGCAACACCGCTAGTAATTGAAATTGCTAGAACAGATGGCGGAAGAATAAATTATACCGATGTACTAACAGTTGTATTTACAGGTCATAGATTAACTTCAGACGGCGCTGTATTTACAGACTATACTGTGGAAACAAAAAACTCAGACGGCTCATATAGCGTAGTACTTAACAGAACTGGCGTATCAGAGTCAGTAAACTTAAAATCTGTTCCACTGCATGTTCTTGGCGATGTTTACCCAGATGGTGTGTCTACATATCATGGCATACATGGTATTCGTTTAACTGTATCAGGTGCAGTAGCAAGTTCATTCTCAGCAGGCAACTTACAGCTTAACTCAATTCAACTAAGAGACTCACGCCCACAATTTACACCTGCAACTGGCATTGGTGCATTAGATACAAGAGGTGGTAGCATGTACGGAGACATATCAGCACCATCTACAAGTGGTACTAAGCTTGGTACTACATCATCTCAAAAGCTAGGTTTCTGGAACGCTACACCTATCGCACAGCCTACGACTGCAGTCGCAGCAGCAGCGTTCGTAGCTAGTGCCGGGACAGCAGTTAATGACGCAAGCACATTTGACGGGTATACTATAAAGCAGGTTGTAAAAGCATTAAGAAATGAAGGGCTATTAGCATAATGGACGAACTAAATTTAAGATTAAACGAAAACAATGAAGTGGTTGCAGTGACTACTGTAGAACAAGAGACACCAATATCATCAGTTGAATTGCAACGTCAGATTGACCAGCATATAACTATATTGGCAGACCTAGAGTCACAGTTACAAGCAGTAGAAGCATTTGAAGTAGAAAATAACGTAGAGGGGTAATATGAAATACATAATTACAGAAGAAGAACTAAACAATCTAATACAATACCTAGTCACCAGACCTTACGCAGAAGTTGCTGAGGGCATTACTGCATTGCAGAACCTTGAGAAGCTAGAAGATAAAGAATAGTAATGCAAGACATTAAATGCAAGGGTTGCGGAAAGATTCTTGCAAAAGCGACTATAATGGTTGCTGCTATTAAGTGTCATAAATGCTATATGATATACGAATATCATGTCTACACAAACACACTACATGTTACCAATCAATTTGACATGAAGCAGAAGCGTGATATTATTGATATAGAGTCCAAGAGACCAACTGCCGATTAAGGTATTGGTTTAGGGCTATTTTTAATTTAGGGGTAACAATGCACATAAAAGCTGACGGTCTTATAGAAAAGGCACAGAAATTATCAGATGGCGAAGTTGAATTCGTTGTATCTACTAACGCACTTGATTCACATGGCGAGCGTATAGATGTAAACGGTATTGATATTAAAGAGTATAAAAAGAACCCAGTTGTTTTATGGGGACATGATGGCTTTAATCTACCTATTGCCAAAGCTACTAAGATTTGGAAAGAAGGCGGTAAGCTAATGGCTCGTGCTAAGTTCTATCTTAAAGATCCATTTGCACATAAGGTATATGACTACATTGTAGACGGTTATCTTAACGCTGTATCTATTGGCGGAATGGTAGAAGAGTGGGCATCTGACGGCATTACTATTAGCAAGATGAACATGAAAGAATTTAGCGTAGTTAGTATACCTGCAAACCCTGAAGCACTTGCAACTGCTAAATCATTAGACGGTAATCAGAAAGCTGAACTCCGGTCACTAGCTAATGGCTATGCTCGTAAGATGCTTGAGAAAGCTGATGGTTCAAACGAGATTCAAAGAAATATTGATACATTAGAAACTTTGGTAGCCACCTTAAGGGAAGTAGCCGTTGGTGAAACTCAAAAGGTACAGGCAGACCAAATAACAAGGCGTGTGGTCCTGAAACAAGCACAGGTGGTCGTCCAGCAAGCCGAGACCGTTATTCGGTCTATCAAATTAAAGGAGATAAATAATGAGTGATACTCAAAAAATTGAAATTGATGACGCTGTAGTAACAGCTGTAGCAGAAAAAGCTGCTGCATCAATCAAGCATGTATCTGCTGATGAAGTTGCTGAAAAAGTAGCGAACATCATGTCAGAGCGAGCAGAAAAAATTGAAAAGAAAGACATTCACGAATCTACAACTAAAGAAGCTCCTCGTAACCTTAAAAAAGGTTTTGAGACTCTTCCTAAAGAAGTACGTTTCACAAAAGGCCTAATCGCTAGCTTACGCAAAGATTACGCTGGAATTGCTGAATATAACGCATACGTAAACAAAGCTTGGTCTGAGAAGGCTAACTACCAAAACGTAACTACAACTGCTGATGGTGGTGCTTTAGTACCAGATCCAGAGTTCGTAGCAGAAGTTGAAAGACTTACTGATCAGTACGGTGTTGTTTCACGACTTGCAAATATCCGACGAACTGACCGAGACAGCGTAACGCTTCTCTCAGGAACAAACGAAATCAGCTTTACTAAGACTAACGAAGCTACTGCTGTAAACGCACAGAAACTAACATTCGGTGCTGCTACTGCTGTACTTGAGAAGTATATTGCTACTCTAGTCATGACAAGTGAAGTTGTTGAAGATTCTGCTGTAGATCTATTTGCAGACGCTACAAACGAAGTTGCACGAGCACGAGCTAAGTTATTTGACCAACTCGTATTCACAGACTCAACATATGGTCTATTAACCCCAACAATTGCTGAGGCTTACAAGACACAAACTGTTGGTGCTGCAATTACTAACTTTGACGCTGACGACGCTATGAACGCACAGTACAAAGTTTCTTCATCAATCCGACGTAACGGACGCTTCTTCATGCACCCAAGTGTATGGAACGTTCTACGACAGACTAAAGAAGCTACAACTGGTGGATACCTATTTGGTCCAGTCGGTTCAGAGATTACACCTACAATTAACGGTGTACCTGTAGAATTAGTAGACGTCATGCCAGAATACGGTACAATCGGTGCTAACAAAGCATTCGCAGTATTCGGTGACTTGTCACGAATTCAAATGCACGTCAAACGTGTACTAGAAACAAAAGTATTTGACTCTGGTGTCGTAAAAGACTCTGGTGGTACAGATATTAACCTAATAACTCAGGATTCATTTGCGATGCGAGCAACACTACGATGTGTTCCACAAACTCGTTTCAACGGTGCATTCACTATCATAGGTACTGGTACAGTCAGCTAAAAGGAGGT